TCCAAGCACTTTCATTAAACATGCGAATCAAACGCTTTGTTTCGTTGTATTCAAGTCCGTACTTGATGTCCATCATATAGTTGCCTGTTTCTACTACAGTATAACCATGTCGTTTCATCCACTGATCAAATGCATATTCCCAATCAAATAAAACACCATCACAGTCTACTAGAATCAATTTATCTTTCATCATTGCCTCTTATTGCCTTGTTATATTGTTATTATACGATATGTATTAGATTTTGTCAACCATTAAGGATCGCCAAAGGTAACTGTTGATGCTGTAATAATAGATGCTACATAAATTCCATCTCTACCAACTGTGTCACTTAGTCTTGCAACTTTTTTAGTTAATCCTGCATCGTTTGTAATAGTGCCGCTAGCACTATTAATAGCATCAATGTGTCCACAGTCAGTTTCAACTAGATCATCTAATCTAGCTACAGGTTTACTTTGATCTTGCATGTCTGGACTACCAGTGATAATAGTTCCGCCCATATTTTCTAAGGGCGGATGACTTGGGTGTTTGCAGGTTCCTAGGGTTCTATCACCTATACGAGCAATACCTCTGGACATTAAGCAAAGTAACCTTGTATTTGTGCGATACCTGCTTCAACTGTGCCTTTGGCACTATCAACTGCGCCTGTGGCTGCATCTTTGGCTGCATTAACTGCTCCGCTAGCTGCTTCAGCAACTCCTGCAACTGCTCCACTAGCTGCGTCTTTGATAGTGGCTGTAGGATCAAACGCACTTGCTGCTGTCTGTGCGGCAGCTTCTGCTTCTGATAATGCACCTGATGCTAGGCCTTCTGCCGCTGCCGCTGCACCTTCGGCCGCTGCCGCTGCTGGACCTGCAATTGCATCTAGATCTGGGCTAATGCCTGCGCCAACTGCACCTAATGCTGCTGTTACACCTGCACATGCTGCTTGTGAAACTTTCTTTACAACATTGCCTAGTTCTGCTGTCAACTCACCAATTGCTGCCGATACTTCACCGATTGCTGTATCAATTGCACCTGCTACCTCACTAATTGCTGCACCAATGTCATTTAACGCTTGATCCAATCCTGCCGTGAATTCATTAAATGCAGTAGTCAAATCACTTACAAGACCGCCGGGCGAGTTAATAGAATCCCAAATTTCATTTAGTTTTGCATCAATAGCTGCGGCTGCTTGGTTAACTAGATCTCCTATTTGACCCACAGCATCATTTACTGCTTTAGTAATGTCAGCGGCAACTCCTAGCATTGCGTTGGCAGCATCTTCCATGGCTTTTACAAGCTCTGCGGTTGCATCATCAACTAGACTTGCTAGAGTACCAACAACATTACAGTTATCGCTTGCATCTTTGGCTGCTGCTTCTGTAGTTGCTGCTAGAGCTGCTGCTCCTTCTGTCGCTGCTGCTGGTGTTGTAGGAGCTGCTGGTGCTGTTCCTGGTGATAAAGTTCTTGTAGGAATAGTTCCTGTAATAACTCTATATGCACTATCGCCTAGAGCAGGACTACCTACTAAAATCGTGTCGCCTTCGTTAAGAGTTGATCCAACTAAGTTGATCTCAACTAGGGCAACAACTTCATTAGTAAATCCGCCTGCTATCATTATAGTGCAATTCCTGTTGTTGATTCAATATACTGTTTACCCATTTCCGGATCACTTTTTGTAACAAACAAAATACCTGCCTTGTTTATTTTTAATTTGCTGTCCGGATTAACGGTAAACGTATACGGGCCTAGTCCTGGTCCTTGTTGTGCCATTACCAGTGCCATAGGCTTGACTACTGTAATAGTATCTTTGTCTTCTTCTACAAATCGGGCAATGACTTCTTCGCCTGAAATGGTTTTGATTGTTACAGCATCGCTTGCTGTATACTGTGTTTCAATAATCATAAACTGTGTCCTGTTCCGTTATAGCCTGTGTCTTCCATATATCTAACTAGTTCTTCGTAGCCGCCGATTGATTGTCCATTAATCATAATCTGCGGCACAGAACGGGCAGTTGGAACAGCTTCTAACAACTGCTCACGTGTCCATTCTTCGCCAATCTGGCGTACTTCAAACGGTATCTTCCTATTGTCAAGAAGTGTCTTTGCTTTAGTGCAACTAGGGCAGTTTTCTTTTGACCAAACTATTACACTCATCATAAACTAAATCCTTTTAACTTGTCCTTGTCAACATCTTGTTTGATGCCGCCAATGATATAGCTTTCGACTTCTGTCTCTTGCGGTGCAACTTGCAAGCCCGAGCTTGACAACCAGTGCGTAGTCCACGGTAGTGGATTTGTGTTTACTGGCGCATCAAAGATTGCATCAAAGCCTAGTGCTTTTAGTCTACGGTTTGCAATGTACTCTACATATTGATGTAGTAGTGTGCTGTTAAGACCAATCATACTACCATCTTTAAACAAATAGTCTGCCCAGTCTTTTTCTTCTGCAACACAGGTACGCCACAACTCATATACTTCAGCTTCGCACTCCTTAGCAATCTTAGCCATTTCTGGATCGTCTTTGCCTTGAGCCCAAAGTTTAAGAACGTGTGTACTAAGTGCCAAATGCTGTGCTTCATCCCTAGCGATAAGACTAATAATCTTAGCACTACCTTCCATTAGTTTTAGTTCTCCAAAACCAAATGTGCAAGCAAATGACACATAGAAACGAAGTCCTTCAAGAATATTTACCGTCATCATTGCTAGGTACATCTTCTTTTTGACATCGTATAGTTTGCCTTCTCCGCGATGAAAGTAAGCATCAGCTGCTTCATTAAACGCATCATAGTGTTTGGTTACACTTACAGCTCTGTCAATGATCTTTTCGTCATCTAAGATCGTGTCAAACACTTCTGCTGGATCTGCGTACACGTTTTTCATAATATGTGTATACGAACGTGAGTGGATAGTTTCAAAGAAGTCCCAAGTAACAATACAACCTTCTAGTTCCGGTAGCGATACATGCGGCAAAAATGCTAGGCATGGACCACGTCCTTGTACACTGTCTAGCAGTGTTTGATACTTTAGATTAGCAGTAAAGATATGCTTCTGCTCTGGACGGAAGTTTGCAAAATCTGCACGATCTTTTTGGAGACTTACTTCTTCTGGTCGCCAAAAATAACCAAGCATGGTTTGATTAAGTTTGTCAAACACAGGAAACTTAAACGTATCGTATCTCTGTGTGTTTTGTTCTGCTCCAAAAAACATTGGCTGCTTTGTGAAGTCTACTTTTTCTCTATTGAATACTGTCTTCGACATTTGAATCTTTCCTTAATACTTTCTTATACTAGCGTATATATGCTAGCGTGTCAACCATTAAATGGCACATGCTTCGCACATTTCATCATCTTCTGGATCAGCAAAGCCGTTGACTGGCTGAGCTAATTCTTGTGGCTTTTCTTCTTCTAGTTCACTTGGATCTGTTTTATAATCATAGGTGTTCTGATAGTAAGAAGTTTTCCATCCATACTTGTAAGTATTAAGTAGATCCTGTATCATTTGACTCATAGGAACTTCATTGTCTGGATAGTGTGTTGGGTTATACGACCAGTTGCCACTAATTGCTTGGTCGAAGAACTTTTGCATTACTGCGACAGTGTTGATGTAACCTTCGTTGCTAGGCATGTCCCACAGCAAGGTGTAGTGTTGCTTAAGGCTTTGATATTGTGGAACAATCTGTTTAAGAGGTCCTTTCTTTGACTTCTTAACGGACAAGTATCCTCTAGGTGGTTCAATTCCGTTTGTTGCGTTCGACACAACGGAACTGCTCTCTGATGGCATTTGTGCGGACAGAGTTGAGTGCCTGAGGCCGTGTTCTTTGATGTCAGATCGTAAAGTATCCCAATCATATCTTAACTCATTTGCTACAATATTATCAACATCCTTTTTGTACGTGTCAATTGGAAGGATGCCATCTGAGTATTTAGTACGGTCAAAGTACTCACACGCACCACGCTCTTTAGCAAGAGTGTTTGATGCTTTTAGCAAGTAGTACTGGAACGCTTCTGTTAGGTCGTGTACTAGTTTCCATGCTTTAGGATCCGAATACTGTACTTTTTGCTTGGCCAAGAAGTGTGCAAGACCAATGTAGCCTATACCTAAACTACGACGAGCCTTAGTTGAAATCTCTGCTGCACGTATTGGATAACGCTGATAGTCAATAATTTCTTCTAGCGCACGAACAGCAAGATCACATAGTTCTTCTAGGTCATCTAATTGACGCAGTGTACCAACATTAATAGCACTTAGAATACAAAGAGCAATTTCACCATCTGGATCATCAATGTGTGTTAGTGGCTTTGTTGGAAGAGTAATCTCTTGGCATAGGTTACTCATAAACACTGTATCTTTAAAACTACTGTGCGTATTGCAGTGATCCACATTCATGATATAGATACGCCCTGTTTCAGCACGTTCTTTAATCAGTTCGGAAAACAATTCCATTGCATCGATACGCTTTTTCTTGATGCTTGTTTTGCGCTCGTACATTTCGTACATTTCTTTAAACTTATCTGCATCACCGAAGTATGCTTCATATAGACCCGGAACATCATGCGGCGAGAAAAGGGTAATTTCTCCTCCAGATAACAACCTTTCGTACATGGTTTTGTTAAGTTGGATTGAATAGTCTAGTTTGCGTACACGATTGTCCTCTGTGCCTTTGTTGTTCTTTAAAACAAGGATGTCTTCAATCTCTTGATGCCAAAACGGGAAGTGGGTAGTAGCACTGCCGCCACGTACACCATTCTGTGTGCAACAACGCACTGTGCTTTCAAACTTCTTAAGGAACGGAATGATACCTGTGTGTGCAACTTCTCCACCACGTATCTTTGAGTTTACTCCGCGGATTCTTCCTGCATTGATTCCGATTCCTGCTCTCTGCGCAGTATAGCGTCCGATAGCCATGTCGCTAGCAAATATGCTGTCGAGGGTATCATCGCTATCGACAAGGACGCAAGATGCAAATTGGCGCACTGGAGTACGGACTCCTGCCATGACTGGCGTTGGGATATTGATTTTAAAAAGTGAGGTCGCATCATAATATCTCCTTACGTAATACATTCTATCTGCTTTTGGATAGTTGGCAAATAGTGTCGCTGCAATCATCATATACATGAACTGAGGAGTCTCAAAAATCTCTCCTGATGAACGATCCTGTACAAGATACTTGTCAACCACCTGACGTAGGCCAGCATAGGTAAAGTTCTCGTCACGCTTGTGATGGATATAACTGTCCATGCGCTCGATTTCTTCTGTAGTATATTGTTCTAAAAACTCTGCGTCATATACACCGCGCTTGATGTTTAGATCAATCATATCCTTAAGAGAAATAGGTTCGTATCTGCCAAATACTTGTTTATTAACACCGTAACTCAACAAACGAGCTGCGGCAAATTGATAGTTTGGATTGTCTAAACTAATTAGATCGTTTGCGCTTCTTACTAGAATTTCTTGTATTTCTGCGGTAGTCATACCGTCATAAAATTGTAAGTTTGCATTCATTTCAATCTGACTTGCACTTACACCAGCAAGCCCTTCACAGGCATGCATTACCACCTTGTGCATCTTGTCAATATTAAGATGCTCCTTGGTACCGTCACGCTTGACGATCATTGTTCCGTTAGACATGGTTTCTCCTATTTCTCTTTTTGTTTAATGTGATATTTAGTTAAGCTTTGGCATTGGATACACTTGTTGCGAGCGATATGATGATGGTAAATCTGTTCGGTGTATGTAGCTGTCATCTCGGTATCCAATTACGAAGTTATCAACGAACAAGAGGTAATACGTAGCACTCTTTGTGTCGTCTATACCAATATGTATCTCAAAATCCTTACCTGAAAACTTGTCAGTTAACTGTAAACTGTAACATATTCCCAACAGTTTACAAAAATCACAGTAGGTATTTTCTTGTATTAGTTCCCATGGCGAGGGCCATCTGCTAGGATCCCAAGGATCTGTATGCATGCTTACTGTAGGAGCATACCTGTACTTTTCGATTGCGACCTTTAAGGGATTTTCGTGTGCATCTAAATCAGCACGGAACTGAGACCAATCTCGTAATCTATCTTCATATGTTTTGTCAAACATTATGATTTAGCATTTATTTTGAAGGTTAAAGTTCCTGTATCTAACTGGTTTTGATATAAAACTTCTAGTGTAGTTTTGTTCTCAAACTCGATCAAGTCCGAGCTAAACTGTAGACTCTCTTGAGGAGTTGTAGTTCCAGTTATTGTATAATCATCTGTTACAAACGTTGAATTGTCAGTTCTGTTTACCATTATTGTTAATTCGCCTGATCTTCTAAAATTTCTACCTGGTTGAGTTGATACATATTCATAATCAATTGTATAAGTTTTAGTTGCTTCTGCGCTTAGACGGAACAGTAGTGCAGGTGTGCTCTGATTGCTACACTGTACTGTCTGTGTAAATCCATAGTTATGGAAAACTGGTCCTTCTACATCTGCTACATATGGCTCACTATTAATATACTCCTGATTAATAGCTAAATTATACGTTCTATTGAAGTCGTCGTCAACCGAAGAATTACCTGCTTCGGCAAATTTAATAATAGGATACGCTGCTTCTGCAGGAGAGCCTGCATTGTTACCAACACTATCTCCAAAGCGATTGTTGCTTGAAAGATTACGTGTACCTGCGTTGATGTGTATTGCAATCTCGTCAATGTCTTCAAAGTAACATTCTGTGATCCAGTTGTTGAAAGGTGCAGTTTGACCTACAACCATAGACTCGCCAAACTTAAATGCTTGTACCATCTTATCAAACACACAATTGTTCCACACACAATTGTTAACATTATGGTTAGTTACAACACCAAAACCCATACCAACAAATTCGCACTCTGTAAATTTAAGTTGCTTGATATCAACAGCATTGTTCTTTGCTCTTAGATCAACTGCAACGCTTGTGCTTGCTTCTGTTAGTTTAGGACCAGCAAATTTTACGTTATGGAATACACTGTCTTTGGTGCTGTTTAGCATTAGAAGTGTTCCAACATTATCAGTTGTCTTTAGTGTAAGGTGCTCAAAATAAAGTCCTTTGCTTTGGCTTGCTGTGTCAGTAATACTAGGATCTGAGCTATCACCACTTAAGATTACTGTGTCTAGGTCGCCGTTGTAAACTGTGTTATCATCTACAGTTTCAAACATAGTAAAGTTGCCTGACTTTTTAAAGATAGTCTTGTCACGACCTGCGCCTCTTAGTGTCACATAAGGAGGTAGATATACTGTTTGCGAAATTGTATATTCACCTGCTTCTACATTAAGTACAACGCGACTCTTAGGATTCTCTTTGTTAATCTGATTAAGATATAGTTCGTAGATGGCCTTTTGTAATTGCTCTGTGATATCGCTGTCAGGGAACATACCAAACGCTCGGATGCTCACACGATCGTCTAATCTAGCTTGGAGTGTTCTGCGGAATTCACTTCCTGATACAGTAGATTCTATTTCACCTGGCTTGTATGCGTAGCTTTCTGCTAGATCAAGGAAGTTGTCGTTTTCGGTAAGTATCTTTGTGTTACCAACAGCAGGTGCGCCTTCTGAAACTGCACCATTACCTATGTATAATGCTTGTGTATCAACTGCCCAACCAAACTCGCCACCTGCAAGTTGTGGTACTCCTGAGCCTTGATTTTCTTGTCCTCGACGAACTTGTATCCTTGATATCTGTACGACTGCCACGTGATTCTCCTACGCTTTAATTACTTGTATTTATGCGAATATAGGGGACTAAGTCCCCTATAGTATTAGCAGCCGCCGAATGATAGCCCGTCTGGGTTACATTCTACGTCTTCTGGTTCTGGATCTGGTCTACATGCTTCATAACTATATCCAGGTGGTGGCGCGACTCCGGCCCATGCCCAACATAACTCGTCTCCAGTAACTGGCTCCGGTTGATAGTCACGCTTTGTCCAAGGTATTTCTTTGTACAACCGCATAACTTTAGATGTAGTACCTGTTAGTGAATAGATATTATCCTTACTAGAAATATATATCTCTTCTCTACCGTTTAGTGTGTATGTAGATCCATCTTCGTAATTGATTACTGTCTGAGCAGATACTGAAGATGTAAAGAGTATCATACCCAACATTGTTGCTAGTTTCATAACTATCTCCGTTGTTGAGTCAGTGCATGATACCACCGTGAATCCACTGACTTTTTATTCGTTATGCCACCCGGCATAACAAATTCTTTTATGAATGGTTAGTGTAATAATCTTCCACTCGTTTCCACCATTCTGCTTCCCACTCGGGAAATTCGTCGGGCCAAATATCAAACTGCTGATATTCTCCTGCACGACTGCACATAAACACATGACCTTCACAAATATTTGTACCATGTACTTCATTATGTGCGATTGCATATGCTGTTAGCTGTAAGAAGTAGTCAACTACCCATTCTTCTTTCTTGGGTTTGTTCGTTTGTTTAAAATCCATGATGCAGGGTTGACCTTTGTATGTGCCAACCAAATCAGTTGTGCCTGCATAAATGTTAGGAACATAAAGCGGAACTTCCGACCCCCATATCTCATCTACATGCACCATGGCATTTTCTTTGATCTGGGTTGCCATCATATGTGCTTGCTGTGCATAAGGGTTACTACCAGGGTCAGGCCATTCACCTGTGTCAATGTAGTCCTCGAGATACTTGTGCATACGAGTACCGACACCCGCCGCTTCTGTAACAATCTCTTGTGCTTTTTTCTCGCCTACCCTCTTCTTCCAAGCGATGAGGTGTGTCTTATCTTTAGTAGCATCTAGGATAGTAGTGACGCTTGCAACAGGTACGCCGCCGGGGGCTGCGTATCTACGCTTACCACCCTCTTCTACCCTACGCAATTTCTCGTAGGTATACTTAGGTATTATTAATGTCATGTAGCTATAGTAGCATCAAAGATCGTTTAAGTCAACCGCTCTTTTTGCCATTTTATTTACATCATCTGCACCATCAGTTGACGGTGTAG